CATCGAACGAGCGCGAAATTTCGTTAGTGTCTGATTTTTAAAAGAGTGCCCAGTTATGCGGTGCCCAGCGTCCACTGGGTAACTTGAGGTGTTCGCATGTCCAACCTGATGGGCCGCAACGAGTATGCGCGTCATCGCAATTGCTCGCCGTCCGCAGTGACGAAGGCAATGAAGAGCGGCCGCATCGAAGCGGCGGTGCAGCGCGATGCCGCAGGAAATTTCGTCGGCATCAATGCCGCGCTGGCCGATCAGTTGTGGACTTCGAATACCGATCCTGAACTCGCGCTGCGGACGACTCCAAGTGCGGCGCCCGAGATAATTCCGCCGCCGGCCACGCCGCGCGGCAACGAAGGCGATGAATTTCTGGTCGCGCGCGCGCGCCGGGAAAATTACGCTGCCAACACGGCCGAGCTCGATTACCTGGAAAAAATCGGGCGGCTGACCAACGTCGAGGATGTGCGCGATGAAAATTTCATGCTATGGCGCGAGCTGCGCGACAAGTTGCTCAACATTCCCGACCGCATTTCGACCATCCTTGCATCCGAGCGCGAGCCGGTGCGTTGCCATGATCTGCTGACGCGGGAGATCAAGAGAGTTCTCAATGAACGCGCCGATGCTGCTGCAGCCGCCGCTACCGAAGGGACTGCCGAACGGGAGGCTGCTTAGCCGGAAATTTTTCGCGGATGCGATCCGTCCCGATCCGGAGCTGACCGTCGATCAATGGGCGGATCGCAATCGCGTCTTGACCACCGAGACATCGGCCGAGCCTGGCCCGTGGCGCACCGATCGCACGCCGTACCTGCGCGAGATCATGCGTGCGTTGTCGCCGGCCGATCCCTGCCAGGAGGTGACCTTCGTTGCCGGCACGCAGGTCGGCAAGACGGAATGCGGCAATAATTTTCTCGGCTTCGTAATGGACTGGGCGCCGGCGCCGGTCATGCTGGTGATGCCGACATCGAACACCGGCAAGCGCAGCTCGCGCACGCGCCTGGCCAAGATGATCGATTCGACGCCGAGCCTGCGCGGCAAGATCAGCGAAAACGCGCGCGACAAATCGAACAGCACCATGCTCAAGGATTTTCCCGGCGGCGTGCTGGTGATCGCCGGCGCGAACAGCGCCGCCGAGCTCAAGACGATGCCGGTGCGCAACCTGTTCGAGGACGAAGTCGACGAATATCCAGATGACGTCGACGGCCAGGGACCGGCTGACGAGCTCGCCGAAAAGCGCACCGATACGTTCGTGCGCAAAAAAATTTTTCGCACCTCGACGCCGACCATCCGGAATCGCTCGAAGATCTGCAAGCATTTCGACCGCTCCGATCAGCGCCGTTATCATGTGCCGTGTCCGCTCTGCGGCCACGAGCAGACGCTGCGCTGGGATCAGATGCGCTGGGAAACGCGCAAAACCTGGGAAATCACGCTGGTCGACAGCGGCGAGATCCGCGAAGTGGAGCCCGGCACAGAAGGCGCAGTCGAGCGCGATAGCGGCGAAGTGATCGAAGCGTTCTACGAATGCGAGCATTGCGAAGGTCGCATCGAAGAACATCGCAAGACCGAAATGCTTGAACGCGGCCGCTGGATCGCCGCCAATCCGGCAATCGGCCGCATCGGTTTTCATCTGAACGCGCTGTATTCGCCGCTCGGGTGGTTTTCGTGGCGGCAGGCGGTCGAAAAGAAACTGCAGGCGGACAAGGATCCGAGCGGCGAGCTGCTCAAGGTTTTCACCAACACCATCCTCGCCGAGGCCTACGAAGAGTCTGGCAACAGCGTGCCGGCGCATGAGCTCAAGCAGCGCGTCGAAAAATATGCGCTGAAAACGGTGCCAGCCGGCGGTTTGTTCCTGACCGCCGCCGTCGACGTGCAGGGTAACCGGCTCGAAGTCAAAGTCAAGGCCTGGGGCCGCGGCGAAGAAAGCTGGCTCGTCGATTACCAGGTGCTGTTCGGCGACACCGAACAGGCCGAGGCCTGGAAAGCGCTCGCGAACTACCTGTTCGAAACCACGTTTCGGCACGAATGGAACGTTCCGATGCGGATCATCACGACCGCGATCGACAGCGGGTTCCGCACGCAGTATGTCTACGATTTCGTGCGCCGTTACAGCCGGCGCAACGTGATTGCGGTCAAGGGCATGTCGCGGCCCGGCAAAGCGATCCTCGGTCGTCCCAGCGACCAAGACGTGAACCACAAGGGCGCCATGATCAAGAACGGCGTCCAGTTATGGCCGGTCGGCGCCGATACCGGCAAGGCGCGAATTTACGCGCGGCTCAAGATCGCGACGCCCGGACCGGGCTGCCTGCATTTTCCGCTCGGTCTGCCGGAGGAGTATTTCGATCAGCTCACGGCCGAACGGCTGATCACGCGTTTTCACCGCGGCTATGCGAAGCATGTCTGGGAGAAAGACGCCGGCGCGCGCAACGAGGCGCTCGACCTCGAGCTGTATGCCTATGCGGCGGCCTTGCGCGCCGGCGTGGCACGCACCAATTGGGACCGGCTGGAAGCGACATTGAAGGCGAGCGCCGGGGATCTGTTCGTGAAAGCGGCCGAATCGATGTCGAAACCGGATGAAACCGCTTCAATCGGCGCGAAAGACGACGAATCGGCGCCCAATCCGGCGCCAGCGGCCCCAGTTCAAACGTCTGGACGGCGCGCATTCCCGCGCCGGCGCGGCGGTTTTGTCAATCATTTCTGAGCAACGCTACGAAAGGGCGGCATGAATCCCAGCGAAATTCCGCGCAATGAGCCGCCCGAAGCGCGCGCCGGCCTGACCTGGCAATGGCGCCGCGAGGACCTGAGCGACGATTATCCGGCATCGAGCTGGACGCTCAAATACTGGTTCAAGCAGACCGGCGCCAATGGCGGCAAGTTTTCGATCCAGGCGAATGCCGACGGGGATAATTTCGCGATTCTGGTCGCGGCCACGACCACCGCCAGCTATACCGCCGGCAATTACACCTGGGCGGCGATCGTCAGCGGCGGCAGCAGCGAATCCTACGAGATCGACCGCGGCATGTTGACGCTGCTGCCGCGCTATGACCAGGACGCGGCGCTGGACGATCGCGGTCATGCGCAAAAAATGCTCGATGCCATCGAGGCGCTGCTCGAAAACCGCGCGACAATGGATCAGCAGGAATATTCGATCGGCAACCGCAGCCTCAAGCGCATGACGGTGGCCGAGCTGATGCAATGGCGTGATTATTACCGCGGGCAAGTCGCCAACCAGCGCATGGTCGAACGCGCGCGCAACGGTCAAGGCGGCAACCGCGTGGTCTACAAGCTCTGATGGGCGCTCTCGATTGGCTGGCCGGCCGTCTCGGCTACGTAAAACCGGCCGCCGGCGGCCAGCGCGCGCAATACGGCTATGCCGCGTCGCAGCTGTCGCGCCTGACCTCGTCGCTGCAGTCGGAAACGCAGTTCATCAATACCAGTCTGCGCTTCCAGCTGCGCATCCTGCGCGCACGCGCGCGTCAGGCGGCGCAGAACAATCCGTTCGCGCGCCGCTTCGTGCAGATGTGCGTGGACAACATCGCCGGCGCCGAGCCGTTCAAGCTGCAAGGCAAGGTCCGCAACCGCAGCGGCGACCTGAATGCCGCGGTCAACCGGCAAATCGAGGACGTCTGGCGCGACTGGGGAAAAGCCGGCAACTGCGACATCACCGGCAAATGGTCATGGAACGCGCTCCAGCGATTGCTGGTGCGCAATCTCGCGATCGACGGCGAATTGCTGATCCGCAAGCTGACCGGTCCCGAATACGGCGCGCATGGTTTCAAACTGCAGGTGATCGACGTCGACCGCCTGTGGGAATACAACACCAAGGCGCTCGACAATGGCGGTGCGATACACGCCTCGGTCGAAGTGGATGCCAATGCCCGGCCGGTGGCCTACCACATCCTGAAACGCAAGCCGGCGCAATGGCAGTATTCCGGCTACACGCTCGAAATGGATCGCGTGCCTGCCGAGGAAATCATCCACATCTTCGTGCCGGATTTCGCGGAGCAGGTGCGCGGCGTACCGTGGATGTATGCGGCGCTGCTCAACCTGGTGCATCTCGGCGCCTTTGAAGAAGCGGCCGTAATCGCCGCGCGCGTCGGCGCTGCCAATATGGGATTTATCGAAACGCCAGATGGCGGCGCGACGCTGGCCGACCAGGCCGGCGCCGGTCCGAACAAGGATGGCTCCAATGGTCTCGGCGGCAACAGCGCCACGCCGGGCGATCCGCAGTTTTCGGCCGAGCCCGGCGAAATGCTGATGCTGCCGCCCGGATATAAATTCAACAGCGGGTGGAATCCGAAATATCCGGATGCCGCGGTCGAACCGTTCATCAAGGCGATGCTGCGCGGCGTGGCCTGCGGCGTCGGCGTCTCCTATCACAACCTGGCGAACGATCTGGAAGGCGTCAATTATTCGAGCGCGCGTATCGGCGAGCTCGATGAGCGCGACATGTGGACCGGCTTGCAGACCTTCGTCGCCGAGCATCTGCATGCGCCGCTCTATGATGAATGGATGCCGATGCAGCTGTTGACCGGCACCCTGCCGCTGGCGCCGTTCAACCTCGACAAATACCGCGACGTACGCTGGCGCGCGCGACGCTGGGCCTGGGTCGATCCGCTCAAGGAAGTCGGCGCGGCGATCGAGGCGGTCGACGCGAAGCTAAAGAGCCGCACGCAGGTGATCGCGGAGATGGGCGGTGAACGCGACGAAGTATGGGAAGAGCTGCAACAGGAAAACGAGGATGCCGAGGAAATGGGCATCGATCTCGGTCCGGTCGCACCGAAGACCACCGGCGTAGTCAACGAACCCGGTGTACAGCCGGGCGACAGCGGCGACGACGGCGCACCGGCGCAGGACGGGAAATCAAGATTCAATTTGAGCGTAACTGCGCCGCTTACCGTTGCGGTGCCCGAATCGGTCAAGCATGACGTCCGGCACCACGTCAAGATCGAAGGCATGGACGAGCTTGCGGCCGAATTGGGAACGGTGGCGCCGGCGGTCGGCGAAGTGCTCGACGAACTCCGACTTGCCGCGAAACGGCCGGTATCGGTGGCACGATTGCAGGATTTGCTCGATCACGTTGATGAAGCGCTGCGCCAGACGCGCGCGAGCTCCGATGAAATGCGCGAGGCGCATGCACGGTTGTCGCGCGAGGTCGCACAGCTCGCGCGCGTGGCCGCCGCGCGTCGAATTCTGATCACCGATAACGAAGGCAACCCGGTCGGCTCCGAGCCCGTGCTCGAGGCCACGCATTGAAATGCCGCATACCTTCACGTTTCAAGCCGAAACGGCGGCCGGCGTGACGTTTATTTGTTCAGCCTGCGCGCAACCGGTGGAATTTGTAAAGCCGGTCGCAGGCAATCCCAATCCGATCTGGGATGGCGCGCAATGGCAACCGCCGATGGATCCCGATCAATGGACCGGACCGTGTCCGGTCAATGACGCAGGAGCTTGACATGCTGCAAATGTTTAACCGCGCGCAGCGGAGAGCTTTCACGCATTCGCAACGCCTCGAATGCTGGATCGGCGCCGAAGCGCTCGATCGCCTGGTGCGTGCGCAACGCGATTTTTACTGGCCCGTTCCGGTGCATGGGGTGCCTGGCGCAGTCTTCGCGATGCCCGGCGGCGATTTCACTGGCGAGATCCGCGCCGGCGCCGAGGCGGATCAATATCAATATGCCGCCGATCTGGTGCGCCGATATGCGCGCAATCGTTCGCTGCGATC